GGGCTTCGGCTCGGCTCCCTGTTGCATTAGAGGGAGGGCAGAATGAACATCTGGCACAAGATCAAGAAACTGGCTGCGAAGGGGTCTCCTAGAATCAACGTAGAGGCACATCCCAGCCTCGTAGAGCGCGCCATCGTCGTAAGGTGGGGGAATACAGCCACAATCAAGCGAACCCCGCTCAGAGAGCGGGAGAAGGGAATCAGCGAGTGAGCGAGCAGCGCATCAGCAGCAGGCAGGTCACGGTCGGCACGGCAGCCGTTGCCGTCGGTGAGGGGCTGGTCCCAGGCTCGACCTTTGTTCTGCACGCGGACACGCCAGGGAACCACGACATCTTCATCGGACCGCTAGGCGTCACCATCTCCACTGGACTTGCGCTGCACAGTGGCAGCACCCTGACAATCAACGTTCCTGAGCGGGTGCAGTTGTATGCTGTCACCGACTCAGGGACACACACCTTGTACGTCCTACAAATCGGAGGCCGCTAAATGTCCTACGCAACGCTCGCAGAGTTTAAGAGCGCCATCGGTATCGGCACTGCCGACGTCACCGATGACACCGCGTTGCAGTCGGTGCTCGATGCAACCGACGCGCTGATTGACCTCTACACGGATCGCAAGAACGGCTTTGGCACCGCGACCGAGACGCGCTACTACACCGCGACCGACTACCAGTACGTGCTCGTGGATGACCTCGTGAGCGTCACGACGCTGACGACAGACGACGATGCCAACGGCACCTACGAGACCACGTGGACCGCAGGCACCGACTACAACCTCGCGCCAGGCAACGCAGCGCTTGATGGCTGGCCGTACAACGAGATTGACGTGTCGGTGACGTGGCCGCGCAACTTCCCGCGCGACGTCTATCGCGGCGTCAAAGTTGTCGGAGTCTTCGGATGGCCATCCGTGCCAAACGCCGTCAAGCAAGCCGCAATCATTCAAGCCGGTGCAGTGTGGTCAAGCCGCACCTCGCCGTTCGGCGTGATCGGCAGTCAAGACCTCGGCGGCATCCTTCGCCAAGCGCGTGCGCTGCATCCTGAGTCGCAAGTATTGCTGGAGGCATACCGACGACGTGAAGGTCTAGCTCGATGAGCTTCAATGACCGAACGATCATCGCTGGACTCGCCGCGCACCTGACCGCGAAGACGCCACCAACTGGCTACGTGCTTCGCACGGTTCACGCATTCCCACCTGACAATCTCGCGGTGGTCCCAGCGGCGGTGATCATCCCAGGCGACGACTCCATCGCATACGGCGCAAGCAATCGGCAGATCGCGCTGACGCTGAACGTGGTCATCTACATCCAGCCGCAGGCTGACCTCGGCCGCAAGTATGCGGACCTGATGACGTGGCGCACGTGGCTGCGCGACAGCCTGATTGACGGCGTGACGCTGAACGGCACAGATGCCGTGGCACAGGCGAGCGTGACCTCCACAAGCATCGGAACAGACAAGTGGGGCGACGCGGACTACCTTACAATCACAGGGACCGTTGAGGTCTCGTCAGTAGAAGGGATTGCCACCAGTGCCTAATCTGCAGAAGCCAATCACCTACAAGGTCATCAGCCACATTGAGGTGCAGTTCGTGCCAGGCTCAATCCCACAGGGAGAGTTCGTGGCTGGTCTGCCGTCGGACGGTAGTATCATCAGCGCACCTGTGGTTCAGGCAGAGGCTTGGATCGCAGCAGGAATCGCTCAACGAGTAAGTGCCGCACCAGCGGCTGAAGACAAGGAGACCGAATAATGCCAGCCGCCTCCGCAGGGAATGTTTTATTCAGCAAACTGGTCGCCTTCAAGGAGACGACCCCTGGAACTATCCCGACGCTGACCAGCGGCGGCCGCAAGATGCTCGTCACACCAACTGGCGTGATCAGCGATGGCGTCACTATTGAACTCGGAACCGAGCGATCCGTTGCACTTCGCAACCCGCTCATCGGCTCCACCGGCACGATCGTCTCCATTGAGCCAACCCTGAGCGCCACCGTTCCTTCGGTGAGCGTCGGCGAACTTCCAATCTGGCTCTCAATGACAAAGACCGACACCGTGAGCGGAACCGCTGCGCCATACGAGTGGGACTACGACTACTCAATGACGGCTGCGAACTCGCCGACCTCGTACTCGCTCGTCGCCACCGATGGGCTTCAGCAGTACGTTGCCAACTACTGCCTCGCTGAGTCAATCACCATCGCGGCTGACCGCAACGGACTCACAAACCTGAGCGCCAACCTCTTCGCGCAGAACGTTGCGAAGAACAGCGCGACGCTCGCCGAAGGCACGCCGACCTCGCCGTTTATGTCAGGACGCCTCTGGAACGCCTTCCAGCACGGCTCAACCTTCCCAGGCACTGCAGACGGCACAGCGTATGAGTACCTGCTGGACTTCTCACTAGAGTTCAACGCAGGGATCACGCGCCAGTCGTACCTTGCAGGCACGACGGTCTTCAGCACCCACTCGGAGAGCAATCCGTTCAGCGGCACGCTGACGATGACAGTGAGCAGCACGGCGAGCGCAGTCTCGACGTGGTACGACGCCTACCGCGCCGCCACGCCGAAGGGCGTGCGCCTGACGTGGAGCAACGGTACTTACTCGGCACACATCCTTGCGATGATTGTCCCAACGGAAGTTCAGCAGATGGCTGGCGCCGAAGATGGTCTGACCACGATGGGCGTGACCGGCACGCTGGTCTACGACACAGCGACGGCAAAGAGCCTTCGCATCGTGGTGAACAGCGACTTGGCGGCGTTGCCGTAAGTTCAAGCTAACAGGAGAGGAGGGTCACAATGGCTTATCGCACAATTGAAATTTCTCTATCTGATGCTGATTTCCAGGGCTGGACAGCCACAATGAAGGCAGATGGCATTTCTGCCCGAGTCTTCATCGAGCTGGCAAGCGGATCAGTTGAAAGGCAAATGGAAGCCCTTGCAAAACTTGTGGTCAGCCATACGTTTAAGGACAGTGAGGGCAACCCAGTTGATGACATTCTTGATGCACCTATGGATGCGCTTGGAATACTTGTGGGAGAGTGGGGAACGAAGGTAGCGGCACTCCCCCCTCGGTAAGACTCGACGCTCAGCGGCTGGCGGCGGGTCGTTCATTGGCGCCGCACCCATTTATCGCGGCACATTTGATTGGGAAAGAATTTGGCATCGCTCCCCATTTGGTTCTTGAATGGGATGCCGAAGACTTTAGTCGTACACTGATGCTCCTGAATGACCTCCAGCCAAAGGAGCGATAGTGCAAAGCCTTGACATCAAATTAGACAAGAATTTCAAAGCATTTGAACTCGGATTCCTTGAGGGCGGCAATCCCTCTGCCTACAAGCGGCTTTTGTCATTTGCTGCATTGAATGCCGCCAGAACGATGTCAAAGCCTATGAAAGACCAGGCGCCAAAAGGCAAAAGCGGCAACCTTGTCAAATCCATCCGCGTCAAGTCCGGGCGGTACAGTCGGCCGAGTGCCGTTGTCGGACCTCTTTTTTCCACGAAAGGCTCTCCAAGCAGGCCCTTCTATCGCCACTTCATTACAAACGGTATCAGTGGAGTGCGGCAAACGAAGAGTGGTCCTAAGGCAGTCAAGCCAGTTGCAGCCAATCCGTTCGTGATGCGTGTTGCCAATGCGTCGTCCAACCAGCAACGAGCGATCGAGGTTTTCTACAAGACCATCGAGGCGTTCTACAATGACGAAATCTTCCGTGGGCGCATCTTAAGATTTAAGAGAGGGAACCAACGCTAATGGCATCAGCACAGGGCGCAGCAACGTTCTCAGTCATTGCAAAGGATGCGGCTTCATCCGTTCTTCGAGGAGTCGGAAAAGAGATCGGCAGCCTGGGAAAAACCGGCAAGGCTGCATTTAAGACGCTTGCAGTATTTGCAGCTGCTGCCGCTGCAGCTATCACCGCTGCGGCTGGGATGGCTGCAAAGTTTGCAAAGAGTGCAATCCAAGCTGCTATTGCGGATCAGGCAGAGCAAGCCAAACTCATTGCCGTCCTTGAGGCGCGAGGCTTGGCGACCGATAAGAATAGGAAGGCCGTTGAAGCCCTGATCAAGTCAGGTCAGGAACTCGCCTTCACGGATGGAGAAATCCGCGCTGGGATTGGGATCGCAACGCAGTTTACCAACGACTTCACTAAAGCACAGAAGATTCTTGCTGTTGCACAAGACGTTTCTCGCGCAAAGAACATCAGCCTTGAGGCTGCCACGAACCTTGTCGGTAAAGCCTTTGCTGGCAACGGCACAGCGGCGAAGAAGCTTGGAATTGACCTAACCAAAACAACAAAAGTCTTTGGCGAAAAGATTGGCAAGGACAAAGCGGGTCACACCGTCACCATCAAGACAAGCAAGCTGATCAAGGATCAGGTCAAGGGTCAGGGGGCGCTTAATGCGATTAGCGCCAAGTTTGGTGGAGTTGCTGAGAAGAATGCACGGACCGCTTCGGCGCAGTTCTCCATTCTAGGAATCAAGATTGGCGAGGCGCAAGAGTCTATCGGAGGCGCACTTCTTCCTGCAGTGTTGACGGTATTTGATGCGCTGCAACCAATTGTTGATCAGCTTCTTGGGGATTTAGAGAAGCGGCTGCCAGAACTTGAGGCATTCGCCAACACGCTTGCAGACGAGATTGTCGGCAAACTTCCAGGCTTCATTGCTGCGGCAAAAGAAGCACTGCCAGGGATTATCCAGCAGATCAAGGACTTCGTTGTTGGCGTTGTGAGCTTTGGGACCGAAGCCGTCAAGACTCTTGGGCCAAATGGACTTGTGACGGTAGGGCTGGTTGGTATCGGGACCAAGATCGGCGGACTCGCTGGCGGCCTCGCTGCAGCATTCACGAAAGGATTCTCTGACATCGGCTTTGGTCCATTTGAGTCCCTGCTACTGGGAACCATTACTGGCGCAGTCGTTTCTGGGGTTGTAACTGGTCTCGCCTCGTCGCTTGTCACTAATGCCATCGCTGCCTTCGGCGCTCGGATCACTGCCGCTGGCGCAGCAGGTTCTGCCGCAGCAGCAGCAAAGGGTGCGGCCGCTGGTGTGCCGGCAGCCGTAGGTGGCGCAGCTGCGCTTGGAGTCGGTGCGGTTGCTGGCGTGGCTGGAGGCGTTGCGCTTGGCGTTGGGGCATTAGCACTTGCTTTGCAAAAGCCTCTTGCACAAGTAGGAATCACTGGCACTGGAGTCTCAAATATGTCCCCAATGTTCTCAGGGGCAGCCACAGGCAAAAATGTGCCGCAAGTCACTAATAACATCACACTTGGAAAAACAGTCAGTAGCCAGATTGAAACGTCTGTTGCTGCAAGTGCAAGGATTCAATCACCAAGCAGAATGCAAACGAGGTAATCGGTGGCTACTTCGCCAATGCAGCTGTGGCTTGACTTAGGGACCATCGCCTCGGCCGTCAGGGTGGGTTCCACGGTGACCATTACATCCGTCGCGCCAGAGCCAGTCGTTACCGGCTCCTACGTTCAGTTGTCTGGGCTTACTGGTGCCGCAGGGACAAGTATGAACGGCGTCTATCAGGTTGTTGCAACCTCTGGCTCTGTCTTTACCTACACAGCAGCAGGCTCTGCTGGAACGGCAACCTCAGGTTCTGCGGTGGTC